ATGATTATCTCGCAAAGTCAATACCTTTTTTTTAAATTCTTCAAAAGAATCTACTCTTTGAAATGGATCAATGTTATACGTGTTATTCTTATCATAGTCTCTCCACACAAACGGAATCATACCAATAGAAAGGGCTTCTGGATAACGTGCAGTACTTGCTGTTGGGTCTAACCAATTAAAACATAATGTACATTTTGCTGGTTCTAACATTGGATATAACTGTTTCCAATCCTTAATCCATGCAGCTTGTCGTTTAACACCAGAAGGAAATCCACCAACAAGTACTGTGGATATATCAGGGTCACGATATATTTGTCTTATGGTTTTCTCTCTATCGTGACCATGTTTCATGCGGCCCCAGTATGCAAAGTCTATCGTCTTCTCGTTACCCAACATTTCTGCAAGAGGGTTTTTAAGTGTCTGTATAAAGTGATACTTCATACCATGAATATTACCAGAAAAGTCTATCTCATCTATTGTATGAAATCTTTTGATGTTTGGTAAAAAACTACGATATAGCTCTTCTGTATCACCTCTGTCACTTCTCCACATGATAACAGTTTTACCCTCAAAGTATGGTGCAATCTTTTCAATATGACTTTCAGACTTTGCTAAATCTTTTGGGTTCATCTGTAACTCACCATGATATCTAAATTCAGAGTCGGATGGTATTACAATTACGTCAGCCCATTCAACATTCTCTGGAGTTCGTTTAGGTCTACTCTTGTCTAACGATACATTATAAGTTCTGTATTCATGTTGAGGGTTTGCCTTCATCCACTTGACATAGTTTTCAAAGAAACTATCTAATACAGTTTCAAGTGGGCCATTATATTTTACGTTAGAACGCAGTCTTGCAATAGTAATCTTCATTTTATCAGAACCGCTTGTCTATTATTCCATGTAAAAATCAATTCAGAATTATATTTATTTAATGGGAATTTATCATAATCTATACTTGAAAAACCACCAACCCTTTTAAGTCTTCTGTTTTTTCCTTGACCAAATTGATTGATTAAAAGAATCTTTATATCGTAGGTTATAAGTTTGTCTAAAAAAGATATTATTTCTTCATTAGGCCAGTGCATAATTACATCTTTTATGAGTATAAGTTCTCTATCTTTTAGATACGGGAAAACGGTAGTATCACTTATAAAAGAATATTCTGGAAATTGTTTCTTATTATTCTCTATAACAGAATCTACAACATCCAATCCAAGATAATTAACATTCCCCCAATCAATATACTGACTGAATTGCCAATCACCACACCCAAAATCAATTACACTTTTAATATTGTTGTCTCTTAAAAAGTTTTCTAAAAATGAAATATATGGTGCATTAAACTTTGGTCTACTTCCAGCACCAGAACCTTTTCCCCGGCCCCAAAGTTCTTTTTCATATATATTAGTAAATTCATTTTTCATCATATTATATCCGTGAATTGGAGCGGGCGAAAGGAATCAAACCTTTGTCTTTAGATTGGTAATCTAATGTAATATCATTATACCACGCCCGCATTAAAAAAAGTCCTCTAGTGTACCTTGTGTACCATAACTGTTGTCTATTAACCAGCTCATCTTCTCAGTAATAAATTTAAGAGGTTCTACGAAGGATTTTGTAAATTGCGTATCATAATCTATTCTGTCCATAATATCAAGTTCCTTTGGAAAAGAAGTGATAAAAGAAAATGCAGATGACTGATAGATATTGGGTTGCTTCATGTTCACGAATCGCACCTTGTCTCCTTCAGCTATAAAGGGGTACTTATTGCTAAGTTTATTTTTCTCCAGTAAATGGTTGTATAGGATGGCCCCTTTAACGTGCATAGGAGCTCCAGCTGCAAATAATCCATATGTAATGTTTTCACCATCAAGAGTACCTATCAAAGTTTGTGATTTTCTTTTCTTACTTTCACGTTCTTGTTTTTTCTCAAATGATCTCTTACGACTCATTGCATTGTCTGAAAACTTTTCTATACCATTCACACTTCTTGGAAATGCGATCTCTTCTGGTGATAATGTCATAAACTCTTTCCTAAACTCCTGTATAAAGGTATTTAGCATTTTCTCATCACCGTCCATGATAATCTTGAGTGCTTCCTTAATCTTCTCTCTGCATGGTGCTGGTGTACTTGATTTGACTGCCTCAATACCCATAATCTTTAACTTGGGTTCATTGTACCTTACACCTTCACTATCCCAGACATTGAGAATATATCTCTTCTTTGCAGTCCATACACCCTTGTCTGCAATGACCTCACGAGCCATGACCATCTTCTGGTCATATGCGTTCATTTCTTTAGCAAGTGCTTCATAACTGTTATTGATAAAAGGTTCCAACTTCTCTTTTGCAATTGTATCCAAGAAATTGACGATCTTTCTAGTGTCAGTTCCTTCATCAAACACGTTATCAACCAATTTCTCAAAAGTGATATATACTGAATCCGTATCACTTGCAATAACGTAGTCAATCTTTTCTGTATTGAGAATCTTGTTAAGATAGACATTGAGAGCCTTTTCAATCCATCGTATAGATAATTGACCGCTAGTTGTAATTGCAGTAGCAACCAACAGATCGAAATACCTAAACCAATTATTCCCAATAGCACCATACGCACTATTAAGGGATATCTTCTTGGCCATCTGGATATTATTGTATCTTGAGATATCCTTGAGGAGACTTGATTTCTTAGTGTCTTCATACTCTTGTTGAGCTTGCAACATAAGTTTTTTATATTTGACACGATCATTATACATACTCTCCATAATCTCAGGAAGGAAACCACGTTTGTCTTTACGAAAGAATGCACCGTTTGGTGTCATACAGTGTGCAGTCTTATTTGTAACCTTGCCTTCTAATACCTTGTCTACCAGACCATCCACCTTCTTACAATCTGTCACTAATGTCTCTGGTGATATATTATATTGCATAATCAAGTGTGGATATAGTGAGTTCAAGTCAAATGACATAACCCACTTATGCATACCTACTTGTGGGTCTTTCACATAAGCACCCTCAAATTTTTCTATTTTGTCAGTAGTTTTACTTTTTTGTGGTATGACGATGTTTTTATTTCTTAAATAATTGTATATAAGTACATCCCAATATCGAACTGAACCAAGAACATCAGTATAGTTGACCTTTGCATCATAAGCCATTGTAAGTGCGAGTGCAATGAGGCCCATCTTATCTTCTAGTTTATCAACAATCTCAACGTCCTGTATGTTGTATTCGATAAACGATTGAAAATCTTTAGTATACCACTCACGAAATGTATCATATGGATTACCGTCTTTACGTTCACCAAGTTCAACAAATGCAATGTGGTCTAGTCGATAAGATTCTTGTCTGTTATAAGTGAACTTATGATACAAGTCAAGATAATCAAGTGCAGCTACACCTTGTATGTTATACGTCTGGTTTTGTCTACCCATATTATAAACATCTCTAGCTTGCACACTACCCCAAGGAGATAGACGTTTTAGTTCATCCTCACCAAATAATTTAATAATACGATTACAAATATAGGGTATATCAAAGAACTCTGTATTCCATCCAGTAATAATGTCTGGTTGATGTTTATCCCAGAATGTTAGAAACTCTTTGAACAAATGTACTTCACTTTCGCACTCGACATATGTAACGTCATCACGATCTGTTTCAAATTTACCAATACCCCATACCACGATCTTTTTATTTTGATGGTTTTTGAGGGTAATGGACAACATTTCTTCTGCAGCTTCTATAGGAGAAGGAAATCCATTCTGACATTGTACCTCAATATCGATAGTCACCATTAGGATTTTATCTAAATCCCACGCAATATCACCCTTATAAGTGTCTGCAATATAGTTGTATGAGTACTGTGTGTTACCATAGACAAGCTCTGGTTGATTCTTGTGACTTTCTACCCACTCTTTTGCATCCTTGATAGAATCAAACTGAGTAGGTAGTACAGGCACACCTTCCAAAGTATTATATCCTGTATGTTTATTTACAGGAGAATACAAAGTTGGGCGATACTTGATTTTAAATTTTTGTCGTTCACCATTGATGATTGCACGACAAAATAATTGATTACCCCATTGGAGCACGTTTGTATAAAAGTTCATATTAAGACTATACCAGTATGAGTGTTAATTGTCAATGACCTTTTCAGTCATAATATTTGTCCTATATCAATGATTCACAATGTTGTCTAGCTTGTGGTAATTCCATCATTAAATTTTCTAATTCTTCCCAAGACGGCATATGGTAGGGCCCAAAAAAATTGTCTATACTAATTCTTGTATTATCTGGTGCTATCAGATAGTGCCACATCTTTTTATTATGACCATCATATTCTGTTTCCATG